TCCTCATACGTCCCTAATCGGGTGTCGTTGTTGACCTTTATAGAGCAAGGTATCGGGTCGCTCCATTCAACGGAGGCGGTATCGTCGGCCTCGCCCCATTCGTTCAGCCCTCCTTCGGTCACTATCGCATATCTCAACGTGCCGTTTGTCCTCATATCCTTTACCAGAGATTAGAGCCATCCTCGATAACCCTTGCGTAATCGTCAAGTTCCTCCTCCGCATCAAGCCCGTAGTAATTGCACCAATACAAAAGGCTCTCTTTGATTGCATCCTCTCGCACGGCGGTAGTAACGCCGTTCTCGCTTCGGCTGCTCTCCACATAGCCGTGGATGAGCCGCGCGGCGCAACGGAAGATTGCGGGGTCTTTCGGTGTCGCGTCGGCTTCCGCCTCGATGCCCTCATTGAAGAGGATTGTTTCGAGAGTGGCTTTGTCGGGATAGAAAGTGTTTGCTATCGCGTTGCACAACGTGCTTAATGCTCGGAGGTTGTTCATGTCTGCTTACGCTTCGGTTTTGAGAGTGTAGATGCCATTCATCTCGGTAATGACGGGCAATGCCATCACTTCCGCCTTGGTGAACTCAACGCCATTGCTGCCCTGCGTCTCGCCAACGCCCCACTGCGACACGCGGATGCGTCCGTAGTTGGAGTAGGCAACGCCGTTTTCGGGCTTCAATTCGCTGTTTGCCCATGCGTTCTTGACGAGACCCAACTTGCCCTCTGGAATGAACACGATATTCTTCGCGTTCCACGGAGTGTAAGGGGTGCGGGTCGTGCCGTTCTGAATGAGAACCTGCCTACGGATAGGCTCGAAAACAGGATAGTTGTTCTCGGTCATATAGGCGTTGATGTCTTTGAGCTGAACCATCTTTGAGGACTTGTCAGTACCCCAAATCATCTGCTTCATCTTCTTCGTGCGGCACATATAGCTAATCTTGCTCGGCGCGAGAAGTGCCTTTGCAAGCACGGTCTTGTCCTGTGCCGCGTCGATGATAGCCTGTATGTCCTCGAAGCAGTCCACAGTGTCGATATTCGCGTCAGTCCATGCGGTGGTTGCCGACGCGATATTCTCTGCGGGCTGATTGAAACTGATTTTGCCCCTTACGCCGCCTTCGGGGTTGGTCTCATCGTCAAGCTCCATGACACCCTCATTGGAGAGCGGACGGAGGAACATCATATCCAGCTTGCCGAGAACGGACTTTACGACCGTCTGCACGTTGCCGAACATGAGGGTGATGAGCTGCTGCGTCTTTGCGGCATCGGGGAGGGACTTGCTGTCGAGGATTTGCAGCACCTTGCGATAATCCTGCATTGTCATCGGCAGGGTGATGGCGTGGGAAAGGATTGTCTCTTTCAGAGTTTCAAGCCCCTCCGTGCCAAGTATCGCCTCTTTCGAGTTGTCGCCAATCGTGGGAGCTGCCACGGTGAGGTTGTACTGACCGATAAGCTCCTCGAAGTTCAGCCCGATAGTAGGCACGTCCCAATCAAGATAGTTCTCAAAAATTACGTTATCGAAGAGCTTTTTGTTAAGCTCCGACACCTTGTCAAAGCGCACCTGTACATTTCTCGTCAGTGCGCCGAAAATTGAAGAATAGAGAAATTCTGCCATAATCGTTTACTGCTTAATGAACAGGATGTTCGGGTTAGACTTCAAGCAAATGCCGTTCTTCCAATCGTCCAGCACGGGGCAGGCGAGGCTCGGATAGAGCACAACCGCTTCGTATGCCGCATCGATTGTCGGGATGCCTTTGCCGTCAAATTCTTTCACTGCTCCGACAACGGCGTTTGGCGCATACTTCGATGTCGCCGTTGCGCCTGTCTCGGTCACGGCTTCGCTCTCTACAAGCACATCGTCAGCCGCAAGCCCTGTATAGGCAGCGGAGAGCGTCAGCACATCGTAGTCGGCGTTGCTCGTGTCGATTGCGGAGATTGTCGGCGTGGACGCACCATCGCCGTTCTTTGTGACCACATCGCCAGCCGCGAAGAGATGCCCTTTGGCAACCCTCGGCTTCGTGGTCGTTCCGCCCGAAAGTACCTTTGCGGTCTTGCAGACGGCGGCGGTCATCGTCTCGAAATCCACATAGAGCGGAATGCCACGGTGAAGCACCGTGCCAACAGCGAAATCCTGCGCAGGCTTGAAACCGCCTGGCAGCATCCTGCACTCACCCCTCCAAATTTCGGGGAAATGACCTGCAACCTTGGTTCTCTTGAACTCAATAGCCATTTTTGCAATCAATTTTTAAGTTAACGAATAGGAGCTTACTTGTCGGGAAGGCTCTTTGCCCACGCTTCCGCACTGGCTTTCATCGCCTGTTCGTCCGCCTTGCTCGTTTCATGCGCCTGCTCCTTGGGCATGAGATTGTTCGTTACCAAGTCCTGCTTGATTTCCGCAAGCTCCTTGTCGAGGTCTGCATCATCCGCAAAGGACATGCGCTTCAACAGATAGCTTGGGATGCCCAGCTTCTTGGCTTTCTCGGCGATTTCGCCCTGTCTCTGTTCTTTCGCTTTCTCGGCTTTGAGTGCCGCGTTCTCTTCCTGCAATGCTTTCAGAGCCGCGTCATTCGATTGCTGATACTTTCTGAACCATTCGGGAGCTTCATCGCCCGTGCTTTCGCCCTCATGCTCGCCCTCTCCTTTGGATTGCTGCTTTGATTGCGTTGTTTTCTTTGATGTCTTCCTCGTGATTTCGCCTTGCGTCATTTTGGCGTAAGGCACGAGCAAATCCACCTTTTTTGTGATGTCCTCGTCGGAGGCATCATCGGAAAGACCGTCAGAGCCGAGCGTGGCAAGCTCATCGAGTGCTTTATCCGTCAAGCCCATATCCTTGCATTTCAATGATAGGGCTTCCCTTAATTTCTTGTTCATATTATAGAGGTATATAGTAATCCGCCTACAAAGGTAATGGTATTTTCCGAGAAAGTGCATAACAAGCACGAAAAATTTTTAAGTGAGAAAACTCGTGAATATCACATATTTAAGCGTATTCGGTAAGATTTTGTTGCAGTCGTACAGAATTTTTACAGGCATTTTTCTTGCGAAAAAGTTGGCTATTATAAAAATAGTCCATATCTTTGCAACATCAATCAGAGCTTAATAGGCACGATTGAGACAAAAATAAAGTTCAACGCTAAAAAAATAAAAGACAATGTTACAGAAAGAATTTGAGGAAAGAGCGATAAAGGTCACGGAGCGGGAGTTCTCCGCAATCAATGCGGTCTATGAATACAGCGACCTCGAAAAGGACGAGTTCTGCAAGCTGTGGTGCAAGATGAACTACGCCCGCGTAGCAGCCTATAAAAAGGCACAGAAGAAGCTCGCCGTCGAGCAAGCCAATAAAGACCTCCTTTATAGCATCTATTGGAAGCTGGCAGATATGCAATACTTCCTCCCTATCGATGAGAACCTATCAAAGAAAGAACTCTCCTCCTTGAAAGAGGCAGGAATAGAGATATATAGCCAACATTATAATGCAGAGAACCTATATAAGCAGACAGTTGAAGTCCGCTACGACCTCGGCAGGGCATTGAAAATCATTAAATAATTCATCATAAAAAAACAACGCACAATGGAAAAGATTTCAATCACAAACCGCACACAGGAAGTTGCGGACAAGGAGTTAAACGAGCTCTTCGATGAGCTTGTGCCAGCAAGAGGCAAAGCCGACACAAAGGCAGGCGAGATTGTTCGGGCTATGGCTCGGCTCGCTTACAGGTGGTTCAACGACGGCGATATATTCGGCGTTGGCTACGGCAAGGAGACTTGCAACCCCGCAGGGCGTTTCCTCGGCGATAAGCTGCCCGAAATAGAGGACACGCTATGGCGGCTCTACGGCATCACCAACGATGAACGTTACGAGCAGGGCTTGCTCGAAGTTCAGAACTACGTCATTGACTACATCAACGCCAATCCGCAACTCAAAGCGGAAGCCAACGAAGATGACTATCTCGATTGGCGAGACGAGGATGAGGACAGGGATGACACTTACGAAGAAGAGGAGGATTGGTAATGAAATGGCTCACAGACTGGGTGAAAGAGAATAAGCAATATTGGGACATTCGCCCGATGATAGGCGCACCCAACCAATGGGAAGTGTACGACACGAGAACAGATAAGGGCATTAAAAGCTATACCGAGAAAGGTATGTGCAGGGCTTGGCTCGAATGCAATGGAGATATATCATTCTAAAATAATCAACGCTATAATGGAAGAAATCAAGACAATCAAGACCACGAGGGGCGAACTCCGCTACTATCGTGATTGGGACAACTACGAGGGCGGCATCGTAATGAAGAACCCGCAGACCCTCGACCGCTACAAGCAAATCAAGAACGAACACCCGAATGCCGATGACTATGGTGTGTTCTTCGCTTTCAGCAAAAAGCAATTCAAGGAAGCCGTTGACCGCTTGACGGAAAGCGGCAAGATTAGAGAGGATGCGAAGATATACTACCACGAGCATATCAGCGGCTTGCATGGAACGCAAGGCGGTATCACTCGCTTTCTCGAAGCATACGAAAACCGAGACAAAGCCATTCCGCAGGAGTGCGACCCGCAGGAAATCTATTTCTACGAGTTCAATAACCACGAATGTATGCTTGCTTGGGACGGCGACCTTGAAGCAATCAAACTCATAATAGACTACTTCGGCGTGGAGGTCGCCCGCAAGGTTATCCGCTTCGAGGCAAGCAAGAGCATCGATGACATAATCAAAAACAAATAAGTTCAACCAAACAAATCTCATTCACAATGGAAACAACATCATTTGACAACAAATTCTTTGACTTCGAGAAAGCCAAAGTGCAGACGCTCACTCTTGAACAGTTGGAGCGCACCCACAAGGAGAACGACGTTTACGGCAATCCCTTGAAAGGCATCTACCACTACGCCCTGTTGCAGCAAATCATCGCTATGTGCAACGAGCAGAACTACAACGTTGAGGTCTATGACCTCTTCGCCGCACAGAACAAAGACCGCAACACCCCAGGCGTTGTGCTTCTTCCGCAGGTGGAGCAGCAGTTCGGGGAGCGTGCGGTGGAGGCGCATATCTTGCGCCGCGTGTTCGCGAACATCCGCCTTACCGACTTCGATGATGACGGCAAGACAACCAACCTCGCAGTCGCCTTTCACCAGAAAGGAATACAGGTGGGCTTCGGCAATATGGTGGAGATATGCCACAACCAATGTATGCTCTCGCCCTCGCAGTACATCAGCACCTATTCAGAGAAAGGGCAAGGCAGGGGCAACGGCGTATCAATCCCCGAAGTCCTCGATACGGTCAAATCGTGGCTTCTTGACGCTCGGCACATCATCGTGACGGAGCGTGAGAAGATACAGAGGATGCAGGAAATAGAGTGCAATGCAAACCAGCTTTTCACCCTCATCGGAATGCTGACCGCCCTCCGCGTCAAGTGCGACACCCACGAGACGGAAATCAAGGAGAACCGCACCTATCCTCTTAATCAAGCGCAAATCTCGAAGTTCACGGAAAGTCTGCTGCTCCAATACCACAGAGGGCAAAGGGTCTCGGTGTGGGACATCTACAATGCCGCGACCGACCTCTACAAGGCAGACACGATGGATATTCCCGCCCTGCTTCCACAGAACAGGGCGATGGTAGGCTTCTTGGACGAGCAATTCAATCTGAATTGAGATGATACACAGTTTCGAGCAAATAGACAGGCTCTGTGAGCAAGGAATGAACATCTGCAAGGGATGCCGTTACGAGAGTGCGGCATCCTGCACAGATGACCGCTTCCCGATATGCAATGCGCAATACAGGGAACACAGCAGAGCGGCATTCCTGCATACTTCGCACACCTCGGAAGAATACAGGGCATATTATAAAAAGTAAATAACTCGCTTTCCTCGCATTTCCTGCCGCCGACCCGATAAGTTATTCATTACTCGGAGAAAAGCGCGGGAAATCGCAAGGAAAGCGGTAATTTTGCAGCCATGAACACGAAAGTAGTGCATCTCGCTTTCAAAGCGCCATACGAAGGTAAGACCGACCTCTATTTCAGTTCTCTGAAAGCCATATACGATGAAGTGCCGATTGAGGCCGTCGGCATACGTTACAGCTCGCTCTTGAACGCCTTGCACGGCAAGGAGCGGTACGAGAACAAAAAGGTGGTTATCCGCATCGGTCAGCTTGTGCGGAAACAGAATATCAGAACGAAAGAAAAGGAGAAAGATTTATGTTAGGAGCAATAATAGGAGATATAGTAGGCTCGCGCTTCGAGTTCAATAACACCAACGACTACGGCGTTGAGCTTTTCGATGTAGAGTGCAGCTATACGGATGACACCATCTGCACGGTCGCAATCGCAGACGCTATTCTGAAAGGCGAAAGCTACAGGGATAGCATTTTGCGCTGGTGCAAGAAATATCCGCATCCAATGGGCGGCTATGGGGCATCATTCGCTCATTGGCTCTCATCGAAAGACCACGAGCCATACAACAGCTTCGGGAATGGAGCGGCAATGCGTGTCAGCCCTGTTGGCTGGGCGTTCTCTACACTGCAGGAGGTGCAGCGGCAAGCAATCGAGACGGCGGCAATCTCGCACAATCACCCCGAAGGACTTATAGGCGCAATGAGCGTTGCACAGGCGATATGGATGCTATCCGTGAATAAGGTCAATATGCAGACGATAGACAATTTGGCACAGCTTTATTACGGCTATCATTATGAAGAGAACTTGCCGAAACGCAACACCTTTGACGAGACATGCCAAGGTTGCGTGCCGCTTGCGCTCTCCATTCTGAAAGACAGCAACAGCTTTGAGGATGCTATCAGAAAGGCAATATCATACGGCGGCGACAGTGATACGCTCGGTGCGATTGTCGGGTCATTGGCGGAGGCTCGCTTTGGGATTGATGACGATTTTAAGACCCTTGCGTTCGATTTCCTGCCCGATGAGATGCAGGAGGTGGTGAACGAATTTCAATCAAGGTTCGTGCAATATGAATAAAGGCTTTGCTTGCTCAATTCGGAAGAAATGCCTACCTTTGTCGCCGTCAGTGATTTTCCATTGGCAGCGTTGAAATTATTTAGCCCCTTTGCACTGAACGGCTACGTCTGACCGTAGTCCACTCGTTAGGTCGCAAAGGGGCTTTTTCTGCACAATCCGTTACCATTTTGTTACTCGTTTCTGAAATATGCAGATAAGAAACAAACGCAAATAGTTTATATTCCGATATTTAATTTTGTACTTAAAATCAAATACCAATTTCTGCACAGGAAAATAAGGCGGATTTAGTCAGAAAATAAGAACGCACGGCAATAGCATACGGACAGCCTATAAACGCACGTTGTTCAAGCGGTTTCAGATTGAGGAGAAAATAAGATTTTCGGGCAAGTATGCTATTCGTATGCTGTAAATGTGCTATCTTTGCGTTACTATTCTGTTACCCGTGAAAATCGGGTAACAAAAGAAACGGATTTCAACGCGCAAAGGAACATGGCAAAGAAGACATCGAAAGAGCCTGTCAAGATTAGGCGCAAGGCATTGGCGAATGGCAATGAAAGCCTGTATCTCGACATCTACACAAAGGACGGCAAGCGCAAGTATGAGTTCTTGAAGCTCTATCTCATACCCGAAAGGACGCGAGCCGACAAGGAGAGGAACAAGCAGACGATGCAGCTTGCGGAGGCAATCAAGGCAAGGCGCATCGTGGAGTTGCGGAACGGCGAATACGGCTTCAAAAATCCGTATGCAGAGAAAACGCTGTTCTTCGACTACTATATAAATATGTGTAACAAGCGGCTCGGCAAGGATAGCCGTGGGAATTGGGGCAATTGGCGGTCGTGCTTGAAGCACTTGCAGAAATACGAGAGCAACAGGCAAATCACTTTCGCGCAGATTACGCCGCAATGGGTGCAGGGCTTCAAGGACTACCTGGAGAACGAGGCAACGGCTTGGGGCAGCGACACCCGCAGGCGTGTCAAAGACCGCCTTCTATCCCGAAACTCGAAATGCAGCTACTTCAACAAGTTGCGAGCCTGCCTAAATCAAGCCTACGAGGAGCGTATCATCGACACAAACCCCTTGCGCGGCATTGAGGGCTTCAAGGCGGAGGAGGGAACACGAATGTATCTGACCATTGATGAAGTGCGCAAGCTCGCAGAGACGGAATGCGAATACCCGATAATAAAGAGGGCTTTCCTTTTCTCCTGCCTCACAGGGTTGCGCCGCTCCGATGTGTTGCGCCTTGCTTGGGCAGACGTGCAGAGGCAGGGCGAGTTCACAAGGCTAATCTTCCGACAGAAGAAAACGGGCGGGCAGGAATATCTCGACATCCCGCCACAGGCTGCGGAGCTTATGGGCGAGCGTGGCGCGGACGATGAGCATCCATTCGGCGACATCTACTCCCCCAGCTGCACCAATGAGATTATAAAGCGTTGGGTGCTTCGGGCAGGGATAAAGAAAGACATCACGTTCCATTCGGGGCGGCACACTTTCGCCGTGATGATGCTTGACCTCGGCACGGACATCTATACCGTGAGCAAGCTGTTAGGTCATAAGGAAGTTGCCACGACACAGATTTACGCAAAGGTTCTCGACAAGAACAAACAGGCGGCAGTGGCGCACATCCCCGATGTGCTTTCGGGAATGGTGGACGAGGATAAGGAGTGAACCAATGCAGAAGTATTGTCGCATCAAAGAAAAATCAGTGCGACAATAAAAATAATCCTTGCTTTACTTGCATATTTGTAATTTATAAATTACTTTTGCAATATGAAATACAGAGAAGTAACAACGTACAGGGATTATTTCGACAAGTTCTTTGCCGAACAGACGCAAAAGGTGAGGGACAAGATAATCAAGGTGCTTGATATTGTCGAAAGCATTGAGCGCATCCCGACCACATACCTCAAATACATAGAAGGCACGGATGGACTTTTTGAAATCCGTGTGCAGCTCGCAAACAATATCTTCCGAGTGTTTTGTTTCTTCGATGGCAACAAGCTCGTCGTTCTTTTGAGCGGTTTCCAAAAGAAAACGCAGAAGACCCCGAAAGGCGAAATCAGACGAGCGGAGACTTTGATGAAAGAGTATTTTGAAGAAAAAAGCAAAGAAAGGAAATAGCAATATGGAAACAATGACATTAGACCAAATCAAGACCAAGTATTACGGTGAGGTCGGCACTCCCGAAAGAGACCGCATTGAAAACGAGCTTGCCGCATTGCGCGTGGGCGTTCAGATACGCGAGGCGAGGGAGAAACAGTCAATGACGCAGAGCCAGCTTGCCGAACGCATAGACAAGAAGCGTGAGTTCATCTCAAAAGTTGAGAATGACGGCGGCAACATTACGTTAAAAACTCTCTTCGAGATTGTAGAACGCGGGCTTGGCGGCAAATTGAGCGTTCAAGTCCACGTGTGAAAAATCCTGTACTTGCGTGATTTTCGGGCTTTTCTGCCCCTCTTTGCGGAAAAGTCCGTACCTTTGCAGAAAGTAACGCTGTGCGATGGATAGAATAAAGCTCAATAAGGACGAAAAGACGGTT